ATTTCAAACCTGATATAATATTCATAGACTATCTTAATATATGTGCAAGTGCGAGGTATAAAGGTGCGATTGTCAATTCTTATACGTATGTTAAAGCGATTGCGGAAGAGCTTCGTGGTCTTGCTGTGGAACATAACCTACCGATTGTCAGTGCTACTCAAACTACTCGTGCTGGTTTTGGGTCTAGTGATCCTGACCTCACTGACACTTCAGAATCCTTTGGACTCCCTGCTACTGCTGACCTTATGTTCGCTCTCATTTCTACTGAGGAATTGGAATCCCAAGGACGTATAATGGTCAAGCAATTGAAGAATAGATACAATGATCCTACCAGTAACAAAAAGTTTATGGTGGGTATTGACAGATCTAAGATGAGGCTGTATGATGTTGCTGATAGTACATCTGTAATGGATGTAGAGGAGGAAGAGATGCCTCAGTTCTCTGAAAGTAAAAACCGATTATCTAAATTTGCTGAGTGGAATGTATAACTATGACTGTAGACTTTAAAAAATATGAGCACTTTGTAGATGCTGTCACATCCGATTGTTCTAAAGATTTTGTCAGTCTTGCTGACCGTATGGGTGAACTTGACAGAGAAGGTGCAAATATTGAACGTCTTGCCACTGCTGGCATTGGGCTTGCTGCTGAGTCTGGTGAGTTTCTTGAGATTGTTAAGAAGATGGTGTTCCAAGGTAAGCCTTGGAATGACGACAATAGAGAGCATCTTATTATTGAGTTGGGTGATACTATGTGGTATGTGATGCAAGCTTGCATGGCATTAGACGTAGACATCAATGATGTTGTTAGACGTAATGTTTCTAAGTTAGAGAAACGTTATCCTAGTGGTTCATTTGACGTAGAAAAATCAGAACATCGTAGGGTCGGTGACAGATGAGTACTATATTTCCTGCCTTTCCTACACCAGTTTACTCGGCAAAAATTAGAGGATCTACTTTTGATAAGGTACATAAAGAGATAGAAGATTCTTTGCCTAATGTAGATTTTAGATTGAATCCTCATTTTGGAGATACTCACTTCTTATCTGATCCAGATTTTAGAGAAAATTATTTTGATAAGCATTCTTTGAATGCTTTGAAGGATGTCATAGATGAACATCTTAAAGATTATATGCAGAAGATTGGGTATCTAGAGGATCTTAAATATCATTATGATAGTTCTTGGGTTGCTTTATTCAAACCAGGTAACTATGGACACATTCATGATCATGGATCAGTTGATATATCTGGAGTTTATTATCATAAAACAAATGGTAAGGATGGTAAAATTTTCTTTGAGTCTCCTAATACTAACCTAGCAAGTTCTGTAGCATTCAATCATTTATCATATAGTATTACACATGATCCAGAAGAAGGAAAAATCCTTCTCTTTCCTGGTTGGTTTAAGCATGGTATTAAGAGAAACAATTCAGATGAGACACGAATGAGTTTATCCTTTAACATATATTTGGATAATGTAAGGGGTGAGGATATGAATCCTTGGCAAGATGTAAAAACCACTACTGATTATGGAGCACATGACTGAACCACACACAAATGGAAATCTATCAGTAGTAGTACCAATAGATGATATGAAAGTTATACTGGTACAACTGTGGAAATCACGTTCAACAGAGCCTAAGATTGGTGAGTTGTATGAGAAGTATTCAAAACTTATAACATTTGAATAATAAATAGAGGGTAACTACCCTCTTTTTAATGGCTTGGGATAAAATACCAACTGATAATAAAACATGTGGTCAAATTGCTAAGAGTGTTGGCATGGATTCTGACACTAGAGCAGAAGTAATGTCTTTGTGGAGTTATTTGGAGGAAAATTATCCTGATGAAAAATCTCCTTTAGCATTTTCTGGCAACGAAAGTGCTGGTAAGAAAAAATGTTTGATATCTAGAATTTTTGCAGCTAAGAAGTATGGATTGAGTGAAGAAACATTTAAAAAAGCTGCTGGATTAAAAAAATTAAAGGTGAAGATGGGTAATGGTAGTAGAGGTGGAAGAGGAACTGGTAACCAAGGTAATAAGTTTGAAGTAGTAATGGCAAATGCTATTAATAAATGGTTTGAAGAAGGAGATGAATCAATTTCTGGATCTGGTGCAATACAGTCTATGATAAGACAGATTGCATTGCTTCAAGATAATTATGGGTGGTGGAATAACAAAACTTTAAGAGCCACAGTAATGGGTGGTGTGGATACTAAAAGACCACTTAAACTTAAGAATGGAACGTGGTATGTTGGTAGTGCAGGTGGTGGACAAGGGTATGATATTGGAGAAAAAGTAAGTGATGTAACAGTAGAAGGTGATAATACTGGAAAGGTTTATCTTTCTTTAAAGACAAGTGGAACTACTGCTTTAGTTAACCTAGGTGTGAGGACTAATTATTTTCCTATTGCTGATATAAAAGCAGGTAATATTAAGAAAGCAGATGGTCATGCATTACTCAATACATTTGGATTGGATGAAGAAAAATTTTGTAAAGTCTTTAATGATTTTGAGGTTGGAACTCCTTACAGTGAAAATTCTAAACCAGGAAATAACTTTGATGCTGATCTTCTAAAGGCATTGATTAAAGGATCATTAGGATATGGATTTCATTATGTTCATCGTGATAAAGGTAAGATATTGCATATGGAAATGACTGAAAAGTTTCTTAATCAATCTTGTATTCCAAGTAAGAGTAGTATTAATATAGAATATGGTGGTACTAGTGGTGATGGTGCTAAACGTGTTAATATTGTTATGACAACACCAACTTTAGAGTTGCAATTTAATATTAGAAATACTTCTAGCTCAGGAACTACAGCAGATCCGAAACGAATATATCCAACTCACTTACAAGCAGGATATAAATTTAAAGGAGAAACAAAGATGTCTCATTTTTGGGAAGCATCTGATGATTCATTTGGTGGTGTGTCTAGTAAAGCTCTTAAGATGATAAACTGATGGCAAATGTAACTCAACTAAAACACTTAGAACATCTTGAGGATGAGATGCTCAACTATGGAGTTGAGGGATGTAAAGCTTCTGTTGGTTTCCTACAGGAACTAAGGAGGATGCTTGGATGTGACGATAGTACAGGATTTATGCAGACTAAATGGGATGGAGCTCCTGCTGTGGTGTGTGGTATAGATCCTAATGTAGATCTATTTTTTGTCGGAACTAAGAGTGTCTTTGCTCAACAACCTAAGATATGTTATAGAGAATTTGATATTGATAAGTACTATCCTGATGGAGGTGAGTTACCTAAGAAGTTAAAATTTTGTTTGAAGTATTTTAAAGATCTTGATATTAAAGGAATAGTTCAAGGTGATCTTGTCTTTACTCCTGGTGATGTTAAGACAGAAACTATACATGGTGAGAAAGTACATACATTTAGACCTAATACTATAACCTATGCTATACCAACAGACCATGAGATAGGTAAGAAAGTAGCAGCAGCACAGGTTGGAGTGGTATTTCATACACACTATACTGGTCAAGATTTTTTAAGTATGCAAGCAGTTGCTGGAGCAAAGGTTAAATCAAGTAAGGATGTATTTTCTATTGATAATGATACACCAATGCATAAGGTTGGGTTGAATCATCAGGAAGAAGTTAAGTTTGATAGTCATGTATCAACTATTGAGAAGATGTGTGGTACATGTGGTGATTTCCTTGATGAGTTGGTTAGAAATACAGGTAAGACAGGTGATGAGAAATGGCATGTTGCGTCATATTTAAAACCATTTTTTAATGCTGAGATTAAAGCCGCACGTAGTATTAATAATGCTGATACAGCATTTGAAAATCTTTATAACTTTTATTATGATAAGACTACAGCGATGCTTGATAAACTCAAGACACCAGCAACTAAGGCACAGAAGAGTAAGTTAGTACATAATAGTCAGAATTATCTGAGGGATAACCAGTATAAGTTTAAGTCTATGCTTGGATTGTATAAAGAGTTGCAGACAGTAAAGCAGATGGTTATTAAAAAACTAGATCACCTTGAAACTTTTAGAACATTTGCTCAGACAAGTCAAGGATATGAGGTAACTGGACCAGAGGGTTATGTCCTACATAGGAATGGTGATATGATTAAGTTTGTTAACCGTTTGGAGTTTTCCTACATCAACTTTACTCTGGCAAAGCAATGGCGTTAAAGGGCAAGAGATGTTATTTTACATTTGGTAGGTTTCAACCACCCACCACAGGACATAAAGACAACTTTGCTGGTGTCAAACGTACTGCTGGTGGTGAAGACTATCGTATTTACATTTCACAAACTGTAGATAAGAAAGGGAAGAACCCACTTCCACCTGATAGAAAGTTGTATTGGATAACTAAGATGTTTCCTGAACATAAAGGTAAATTTTATAGTGGTCCTAGGGAACCTGTTGCTATCATGCAAGACTTAATGATGGGTGGGTATGATGAAGCAGTGTTTTTAGTAGGATCTGATAGGGTTTCTGCGATGCAGTTTCTTCATAAATATAATGGCAATGATAAAGATTTTTCATTTCGTGTTTTGGAGATCATATCTTCAGGTTCTAGAGATGCAGATGGTGATACCTTTGCAGTGTCTGGTACTAAAATGAGGAGAGCAGCATTTGCTGGTGATTTTAAGGCATTTCGTGCTGGTATTCCTAAAACATTGAATGATAAAGAATGTAATGATATGATGTTAGAGATAGCAGCAAATTTACCAGCGAATTTTAAATGAAAACATACTCTGAATTTATATCTGAAGCTAAGAAGAAAGGACTATGGGACAACATCCATGCTAAAAGAAAGCGTGGTGAACCCAAAGCAAGTAAAGGTGATAAGGATTATCCTAAGACCCTTAATGTAGAAGCTGCTTGGCAGAGGAAAGAAGGTAAGAGCAAAACTGGAGGACTCAACGAGAAAGGACGTAAGTCTTATGAACGTGAGAATCCTGGCTCTGACTTGAAAGCACCACAACCTAAAGGTGGTCCGAGAAAGAAATCATTCTGTGCTAGAATGAGTGGTGTAAAAGGACCAATGAAAAAAGATGGTAAACCAACTCGTAAGGCATTGGCACTTAGGAAGTGGAAGTGTTGAATGAAAGACTTTAAGAAACTACGTGAGCAAGCATTACGACAAAACTATCGCAAGAAGGAAGTGTTTCTTGAAGGTGATTTAGTAATGAATGCCCTTACAGGACAGAAAGGAACCATCCATAGGTCAGGTGTGAACTATGTTATCTGTGTTACAGAGGGTGGAGAGATGTTTCGTGCATGGGTAAAAGATATTAGAGATATAAATAAACCTTAGAGGACTGTCAAAAATATAACATGGATAAACAGAGAACCGTAAATACTGTTACTGCTAACGATGGATTTTCATCAGGACTGATGGAAGCATATGGTCGTTGGATGGGAGGCGATACATTTCAGGACAGTACTATCAAGGAGGAAGAGATTCCTACTG